GCTCGGGAGTACCGTGATCAGAAATCCGCTGTAATTTTGAATGTTGTAAGGCGTCCACATGCTACCCACAATCACGTCTGCAATTAAGGGAAGCTGTTGAGTGGTGGGGCCGGTCGCATTCACTACAGTAAAAACTTGTGTGACAGGAATGACTGTGGACTCAGTCACCACGTTACCAATTCCACCAAGCCCCGATGGGCCGGGAGGTCCTTGCATGCCGGGAATACCTTGCGGACCTTGAACACCCTGCGGACCTCGAATGTAGGTGGTGATGTCGCAGCCTTCACCATCTGCCCCACCAATCTCAAAAAAATCGGGTGATTCAGGCTCCTCACAACTGCAATTTTGATTACAGCCGAATCCGCTCATGAAAAGTTTTCCTGTGTAGCTTGAGGAGACACGTTAGCAATTCCTTGAAGAATTCGAGTGATGTTGCCGTTGGTGTCTTCCATTTTCACATCAAACACGAAAGGCGTTGTCCGTCTTAAACGCTGAAGCGGGTTTGCAATGGAGGTGACGATCTCATCAATTGTCGCCGCTGGCAGGCTCATGAGTACTTGGCCTGCGTTCAAAAATTGATCCTGAATGGCAAATGAAAATTCAGCCACCAAAGGACTTGTTGCCTCCGTCGTTGAGCGCATCTCGCCTAAGAATGAATAGCCTGTGAGATCAGTCGGACCACAATCACCGTCCACTTGAATGAGTAGACTAAAGTCCGCTCCTTGATCAATCACAAGTCCAAGATTCAATGTGCTCATGAATACGCCTCAGATTTTTATGATAAAATAGACATAGATGTTAATCGGGCGCGTTTCATCACCCCCCGTATTTTGAATAACTTGGCCGGAAGCGCAGGTTGCGGTGTAGCCGCCAGAAGGTCCTGATTCACCCATCACACCGGCTGCGGAATTTAAGTTTTGAGAAGTCAGTCCGCTGGATTGAGCCACCTCATGGCTATGCGCCTCAAATGCACTCGCTTGCACAGAGCCCACGTTATTAGCAGAGTTACCCCCGTTTACAGCAGTACGGCTTGAAGCATCAGGATCATTCGAGCTTGAGCCTGTAACACCGCGTGGAAACATCCCGCGAAAATCAGGAAGATTGAAAGTGCTAGAACCATCTCCCACACCGTTTGCGGTCCCGATTGCTGCAAATAAATGGGCATAGGTGGTGCGACTCACAGCAGAGCCGTCACAAATGAGATAACCCGTAGGTGCGGTTGCCCCTCCACCCCACATAGTGATTGAGCCCGATGGGTTAGCGGAGAACGCAAGAGCCATGGTGGCTAGAAGCTCACTTTGATTTCCATCATCTAAAACGTTATTGCCGGTTTGGTTAGCCATGTACTGAGCCAGAGCCGCAGCAATAGAGGTGGCTTGACGGATGGCCTTGTTGTTGATTGCGGATCTGGCAATACCGGGTTGTTGGCCTGCCGCAGTCTGTGGATCGGTGAGATAGGTTGCTTGAGCTTCAACATTCGCACCAACGCCTGTTGCAAAAGGGACAAAATCATTCGTAACCATCTCACACTCTCCTGTTTAAAAATCGTAACACGTTTAAAAAGTTTCTCATCTTAAAACCCCGGCGGTTTTCCTTGAACGATAAAGGAAAACCGCCGAGGCAAAACTCTAGATTAAGGGCCTTAGAGTTTAAATTTTTCATGTGGGTAATATCTCCCGCGCCCATGAACTCGTATCCCATCCACCCAAAGATGAGCTGTCGCAATCCCACGCAAATAAAGGGTTTGTATCGACAGGCACAAAATATTCGGTGATCTCCACTCCTTCGGGTCTGAGAGGGAGGTAACCTCCCGTCAAAAGTGCCAGCGTCAAAGAATCAGGTACAGCGCCCTGAATGGCAACTGCAAAAGTCATGTTTTGATAATCCTGGTACATGAGAACGTACTGAGGAAAGAGCTGTGCAAAAATAGCATAGGCTCCTTCAGTGGTGCCGTCCCAGCTATTGGCCGCAATTTTTGCAAGAATCAAAGTAAGATAGGCACCATCAGGAAGCGAGATAATATCCGTAGGATTGTTTGGGTCTTGCCAGATGCCAAAATCCCAGCCATCCGACGCTTGATCATCCCAAGAGAAAAAGATGTCCGAAAAAGGGCTGTTGATGATGCGAGAGATTCCGGCCCATTGGCCTAAGATATCGAGTTGATTTCCAACAGGCGCTTGAGAGAGATCAAAAATAGGAATCATGGAATTTAATAAAGACTGAATTTGGACATATACCGCCACCGATGCAGCAATAACGGCCTGAAAATTAGGCTGCTCTTGGTATTCTGAGGTGATGTAGTTTTGATAAGTCTCTACTGTGTTTTCCACTTATAGCTCCACAAATGTGACGTTTGCAGTTGGATCACAAACCGCATCCTCGTTAAATAAGAGGTCAATATCTTGAACGGCAAGACCACCACCGTTTTTAGAAAGCTCAATGCTCTCAATAATAAAAGAGCCCGCAGCTGAAGTGCCCGGCACGTAAGCCACAGCAAAAAGCTGAGAATAGCTGATACCATTAGCTGATCCACTGAGTGTGATACCGCCGATTGGAATTTGAGTATTGATGAAAGCTGCAATGGCATCAGCAATGATAGTGGTGTTACTGGATATCCAACTTGCCAAAGGTTGAAGCGTGACTTGAACTCCGATGAGAGCATTGGTGGGTCTGAAAAAATTAATGGTGATCGGTACGCCGTTAGAATCCACCGTGGGTACAGTGGTGGTGCCGTAAGTGTTTGTGCCGGGTGTCTTCTTGATTTGAATGGCCTGAGCTACGTCTGCGTCTAAGCCTCCCTCCACAACGAATGAAATGCTGTGAGGCGGGAGCCCATTTGAATCTGTCATATCAGTGTAGTTTTCGTAATCCTGCACCGCCGTCACGCCGGGTACGTTGGCGACCGCACCCACCGTGCCCTCAAGCACTGTCAGAGAAGGAAGAGCAGTGGATACCTGTTGACGCGCTCTCAGAGCCCCATCGGATTCAGTCGGAGCGCCAGGCGTTGCTGCAGCTGGATTGTTGACCGATTGCCAGCCTTGTGTGGGTGTAAAAATGCCTGTAATGGTATCTGGAAGTGCATTGAGGGCCCCTTGCACCACGGCGGTTGCTGTAACGGTGATGGTTCCTGAGCTTGGAATGGTGGTGGGGCTTGGAAGAGCCCATTGCTGATTCAGAACATCCACTGCAACGCCGTTCGTGATGGTGGTATAGGCCGTTCCTACAATGACAAGCTCCGCAGTGGAGTTGGATGGAATCAGTCTTTTAATCCCATTGATGAGCACATTTCTTGAGAGCCCAGAGCCTTGAGCCGTAGCAGGAGAAAAGGAATTGTACACACCAGCGCCCAGTGACGCCAGATCATACATTGCTTGAGCCTGCACACCTAACCACTGGCCGTCTTGAGAATCGCTGCCTAAATAAACATCATCCCCGTAGATGGCCTGATACTGTTCCGTCAGCCACGTGAGAAAAGATGGAAAGTCTTCATAGTTGTAACCCGTCGAATCAATGTAGACTAAGTTTGTAACGTCCATAATTTTGCCTCAAAAGTCCTGATAGTCCGCAATTTCTAGTGCGGTCGGTCCATAAATTGTATTGATGGTGCAGCTTGCGGAATAGTTTCGTGTCTCAGGATTGACCGTGCTCACGTAATTGATGATGTCTGTCACACCTGGAATGCTTTGACCCGCTACCGCGCCGGGGGGCACACTGGTGGAAGACACAATGACTTCTACTGCTAAAATAGCTGCCTGGATTGTGGCATCTGCTGTGGCTTGACTGTGATATCCGATGACGCCCTCTGAATAGGGGGTGCCATCATTTAAATTTTGATACCATTCTCCTAGCCAAAGTTTAAGAGAGGTCATCACAACTTGAGCAACGGCAGCCGGACTATCCACCAAAAAGTTTTGCTGGCTTTGTCCGAAAACAAAATCACCTGTAGGGGAAAGCTGTCTTACTCTCATACAGGTGCTCCCGTATCGCTCGGACCGTTGGTGACATTACTGTGAATATGGCTGACCAAAGAAATTCCATTTGCAATCACATCACCCGTTACATAAACGTCGCCTAAAATATTCACGCGAGTGTTTGTCACTTCCACCATGACAGTGCCACCATGATTTCTCAATTGAGTGGTAGTGGGGCTCACTGAGCCGATCACGTTCGGCTGCGATCTCGGACCGACTAAACAGAAGCCATCTGAGAGATCATGCATTCGATCTTCCATCGGAATGCCGATACCTCCATTCTGCCACCATGAATCAATACAGCGAGATGCAATCATAACCAGACACTCGTCGCCTTGCTCAATGGGAAAGGTGAGACTGAAGCCACCGCCGTTAGGGAAAATGATGGGGACATCCACCAAAAGAGGCAAATTCACGTAGTTGTAACTGCCGTCAGGATTGGTGACGACTCCTTGAATTGCCGGTTGAACCGAAACTGTCATGGCTGACAAATCAACACTCTCAATGATGCCGGGCAGAGCAGTCCAGATTCTGGATTGTCTACCATCTAGGCCATATCGAATGGATGCTTCTGGGTCGTTGAGGAGTTGATTACGATCCATAGTTAGGTTGTACTCCTCCGTCATTCAAAGGGTTATCGGATACGTCGATAGTAAGCATTCTAAGATTCGTGTACCACTCAAGACCGCGCGTATCGCCTGAGTGCTCAGCCACGAGTACAAAATAATAACCGTCATTTAAAATAGGAACGGGTGTGTTGGCGGGTGAGCCGGGTGTGGAGAAATCAATCTTAAACTGGGCCACCGCTTTGTTATCGATCTGAACGCGCGTATGGCATTTAATTTTTGGATTGAGAAGGCATTTGCACATGATGCCTTCAATCGTTTGTTGAGGAGTTCCGATCAAGCCTGTTTTCGTGGTGAGAATGACCGCTTGATTTGGCAGATAGGTGCTTTCAGGAATGACAATAATGTTCCCATCCTGAATGGACCAGTTGAGATTGTTGGTATCTGACACCGCACTAATATAATCACGAGCATTCCCATACATGACTTTGCCGCGAGGAAGCTTTAGAGCCGGGAGTGCACCAACATAACCAGGGCTTACATTGTGAGCGCCCATAGAGTTGATGGCTGCATCGAGTTGTGCGGCCTGAGTAGAACCCCCTGCTTTATTGGAGCCAAGTGTAGTATTTACTACCGAAAAATTATAGGCTTGGTCGCCGTCACCACAGATCAAATTAAGAAATGTGTCGGTTGCGCTTTCACGGCCGATGATAGCCTGTTTGATATTGCCTTTAAATATGGTTCCAAAATTTCCAGCATAGCCAGCTTGCAAAATTACGCTGGTGAATTCTTGTTTTAGGAAAATTGCGGTCGAGGTATCTAGATTATAAATGAGAATGTCCGCAACGTTGGGTGTTTGGTAACCCGATTTTTTGACGTTAAATTTCACACGAAATTTCGAAAGATCAACAGTGCGACCTTGGCTATCAGATACCAAGAGCGAGAAGAGCCTTCCAAACTGCTGTGTAGCGCCAGTACTGGCCGTGCTTAAGCTACTCACCGCTGTTTTCCGTTACAAAATAAAGATTGGAGGTTACGCCCAGCGTGTAGAGTGTTGGGACATCATCAGGGCTTGAACCGCCTGTAAGAATGTAAAGAGAACCACCGATTCCTAAATAGTCGAGCCCGGCCAAACAATCAGCCCCCGTGATGAGAGGTACATTCCCTATAATCGGGTTATTGTTTGAGTCGGCAATATCTAGGCACCAATATTGGCCCATGTCATTCCATTTGCACGTCATGGTGTAGGTGACGCCCGCAAGTGGAATTAAAAACTGTTGAGGCGTGTTCACCAAAGGAATGGTATAGGCCATTGCGTTTGGATCATTCACCGACACACTCATAGGCCACCCACTGCGGAACCTTTAAAGAGCCCGCCGACCGCGCCACTTAAGCCGGATAAGAAAGATTGCTTTTGACCTACCTGTTGAGTGCCTCCATTGCTACCGGGATTTGAGAGCTGGGATCTCGGAATAACACCAATACTTAAAGGCACCGTGATGATCTGCTGAAAAGACGCATTAATGGACAAGACATTTTCAGATTTCTTATCCGTTGTGCATCCGAGCGCTGAAAACAGCATGTTGTTATAGGTTCGCTTGGGTGTAGAGCAAGTGAAAGGAATGAAGCTGCTTTGGAGCGCCAAAAGTTTGGTGTAAATCGACGATAGGGATTGCGGCCCGGTAATCCCTTGAGTGAGAGACAATCCCGGCAGAATGCTTGCTGCAAATTGAATTTGAATCGAGAAGCTGACGGGCTTTTTGAAAGCATGATCCGCGATGTTTGCACCTTGCTGAACCGGCTGCTGAGTGATCTCGATTGCATCAATTGTGTTCTCGGTGATGGTGACATAGCCCGAGAAAATTTGGTTGTCCGTTCCAAATGAGCGGGAGGGTCCGATTGCAAAGAGTGTTTGGGGTTGGACAATGAAACCCATTACCTTGCCGCTCCAATCAGGTTACGAGTGAGATCAAAATTTACCTTGTCTTGCTGAGAGGCTACCGCTCTGGCGGTGTGATTAGCATCAGCACTTCCTTGCACATTAATCGTAGTTTCTTGGCTCACCTTTTGATTGACACCACTCTGGGGAGCCACAAGCGGTTGTGGATGCTGAATGCCATTCACGTTTGGCCCCGCGTTGCCGTTTCCAAAAAGATTACCGACATAGCCCGCTACGGATGCGATTCCCCCAATTCCACGGGTGATAAGAGAAAACAAATTAGATGCGTACCCGTAAAGATCTTTCAGATATTTTTCGACGTCACCAAAGGCGTTGCCAATATCATTGGTGAAGCCAGCCCAATCCAGATGCAGTAATCGGCTGAAAGCACCAACCAGATCGAAAATGAGCGCGAAGACATCCCCGAGTCCTTCTTTCAGATCATCAAATACTTCAATAACCTGGTTGATGATCGGGACTACTGGACCCCAATTGAAAAAGGATTTCCCGCCCTCTTGCCATACTTTGAAATCATCATAAAGGGCCAGGATGGCAAAAAGTCCGGCAAGAAGCATCCCAAGAGGTGTGGCCAAAAATTCGAGATTGAGAAGCTTCCACGCGGCAATGACTGCAATGATCCTGGTGGACCACCCACCCGTGGCCTCATCCAGCTCTTTAAAAAAGTCCCAAACGCGGCCAAGGATAGACCAAAGACGTGTGCCAAGCTCAACTGTCGCCTCAAATGCCTTGAAGATGAACTGCACCAGCTTCATGAGCTGAGCTTGAATCTTGGGCATGTTCTGAAAAATCTTTGCCCTGAAAATGTCCATCTGCTTGGTGAGAAGAGGAAGAAACTTTGCACCCACCGATTTGTAAACGGCCTCAAGCGCAAATTTCGTTTTGGCCAAACTCATGTTGAATCGAATCGATTGCTGCACCACTTGGGTAAGATTTACGCCAGCATGCCTGTACGCATCCAGCATAGCTTGCCTGAGAAGAAGCATCTTATTGACGGCAGGTGCAACGAGCCTGAGTGAGTAACCCATCTCCTCGAAGCCCTCACTGATGCCAGAAATTGCGTGAAAGATACCAGCAGATGCAACCTGAATGGAGGTATAGAGAGCCGTCACCTTAATGGCGGCACTTGCGATAGACTTATTAAATTTGGCAAGCGAGGCATCATCGACTGAAAACCCGATTCCGACCAAAAAAGATTTAATTGTCTCGCCTTCCATTTTATTCGTTAGCCCTTCTCAATCGTTCAGCGTTCTCCGCATCGACATCTAAAGCATCATTCATTCGGGCCAAGTCCACCAAACTAATGGTGCCGTCTAAAAGGCTCTCGTACTTGCAGAGCCCTCGGATCACTGGCCGCATGACCCATTCTTCGTT